CCGCGCCCTGGGGACAAATAACGTGCGCCAGGATTCCCACCAGGTGGTAACGGCGGGGCAACTTTCACAGAATGCCTACGAGATTGCTTCAACCAGGCAATATCTTTTTCGATGCCCTTGACCGTGTATGGTGCTTCAACTTTTGCTTTTTCAAGCTTTGCTGTGTATTCAGCAATTTTTTCGTCATGCCATTTTTGGGTGTATTTCATGTCTTCAAGGCTTGATCCGTCACGAGGCTTTTTTGGTGCCGCCTTTTTAGCCTTCTTTGCTGCCATCATGTGCTCCTAGATCCGTGTGTATCCAAGATAACACACTAAATCCAAGACGGTCGCCACATTCTTGGAGGCGTTTTCACCGGACCAAGATTCGGCATATGCAACTCCGCGAACCAGTGAGCCATCACCAAGTCCGTCCCATTTTTCTTATCGCGCGTCCACGACGACATTTCCTCCACGAACGCCAACGTCTTCCAATTCTCACGCATCGTCGGCAGGCGAACCTGCCCTGTGCGCCACAGTTGTGGCAGGAGAGCCTCAACACCCAAGTTTTCGTCTAGTTTGTTGCGGGAAGTGGTGTGCGGAACCACCATCACCCCATGTAAAGCCTGCCATTTACGCACAAAGTCGTGTGCCAGCAGGAATCGTTGGGCTGCGTTTACCTCAACCACCCAATGCGAGATCGGATACCCCATCTCGAAGGCTCGATTTTGCCAATCTTCCATGATTCCGCTATAGACACGGCTCGTAGTGTCATAACCCAACAGCTGTTCAGCGGTCAGTTTTACTCTTTCTACGTCAATCAGGAAGCGGAGGTTGGTTTCTGGTTGGAAAATCCACCATTGGATAGCCCAAAACATGGTTGGACTCGGATCCACCGAAGCAATCGAGATGAGTGGGGGCTGTAAACCTGCGGGAATGTACCCTGGTCGGCGTTCGTTATCGATACAACCTGGGTAGAGCACCCCGTCAGGGCCGATTCCACCGGTGGCCCACACTCGTTCGATTAGATAGTTCCCTTCGGCTTGGTCTTCTTGCTGGTAGACGACCGCGAATTTCGCTGGGTTGGAGTGTTTGATGTACGAGAGGTCTTTCCAGGAGAGCCGGTACGGGTCGAGGAGCGGTCCGTTCGGCCACGCTGGGCTGGTGTTCCTTTTGCTTTGGAGTCCTGTGTCGAGGTCTTCGTAGTAGGCCCTGTAGATGAGGTGATGGTATTTCTGTTTTTTGAGCGGTTCTTTGACTTCGGAGAGGTCGGTGACATCTGATCCGTCGTAGTCGTCTTCGAAGTCTTCGTAGGTGACTTTGGAGAGGCAGTGGGCGTAAAGGTCGAGGGGTCCGAGTCTTTGTCCGATAACTGCCAGAAGGCCACCTGGATCGACACGCGCTTCAGCCATCGAATCCCATCTTTCAATAAGTTTGTCACGAGCAGCTGACTCCTTCGCATTTTCTGGTGAGGCCACGTCATCAAACAAACAGAGATCGGCGCGATGTCCGATGAACTCTGATTCGATGCCGTACGCCGACACGGTTGGTTCTTTGTTATCTAATCCACCGAGGTCTTCTTGTTCCACGATGAACTCCTCAGCCCGCCACAAACTCCCTGCAGTAGAAGGCTTGAATCTTCCATAATCGATAGCCAAACACCCCTCAGCCTTTATTGCCAACCCTTTATCAATCAGCACAGGGTCAGGGTCCAACGGGAACTGACGCTCCAATGTTTCACGGATACGACGCGAATACATTTTCGCTAACGCTTGTGAAACCGACCCAATCATCACACGAATCTTGCGATTCTTGACTATCTGCCAGACAGCGACATCGTGGAACAGGGTGGATTTACCGGCACCAGGCGGACAATTCAAAACCAGAAACTCTTTCTCATCGGACAGCAACCACTGCTCAATCTTGTATGCAGCATCCACCTGCCACGGGCTGGGGACACGACCCAAATATCTGCGCCTGAAAAAGTCAAAATCGACTAGCCCACGTTTCGCATCCTCCGACAAACGATCATGCGGAATAACGGGTGGCAGGTCAGACACATCCATAACCTTCTGCCACGCATCATGCTGAACACCACCCTCCCCCTTCCTGATCTTCGCCCCATCAAGCTTCGCGATTTCCAACTCCGCTTTCGCTTTACGTTTCCGCGCATCCCACCCTTGTGCAGTGTTGTAATGCACCCCAGCAATCTTCGCCGCCTCTTTGATCGTCATCCCAGACGCACGGGCCTGCCAGAAACGGGCAACATCTTGTGGCGGAACCTGCCGCCTGCCACTACGCCCCGCTGTCATACACCGACTTTATACGGGCTTCAGCAATAGCAACATATTCAACAGATTGCTCAACACCAACAAATTTGAATCCTTCGAGGATGGCGGCTTTGCCGGTTGATCCTGAGCCGGTGAATGGGTCGAGGATGACACCGTTTGGGGGTGTGATGAGTCGGCAGAGGTAGCGCATCAGTTCGGTTGGTTTCACGGTGGGATGGTGGTTGGCTTGTTTCGCTACACCTTTTTCGTCAAATGTTCCCATGCCCGTTTGGGTTCGGTCATCTGGGCGTTTTTCAGGAAACCCGTCGAGCCCTTCGTTGCGATCCTTCTTGCTGGCTTTCGCACAGTAGAAGAAACGGGCAGCTGAACCAGAATCACCGAATCTAACCCCACTATTTTTTCCTCTGCCCATGTAGTTGTTATCACTTCCGCTTGGTTCTGTACGTTGAGAACCAGCACTATGGGGATGCGGGAATAGTTCGAGTACCTCGTCGGAGCCGTCATGGATCAGATTCGCAGGCCAACGACCAACTCGTTCAGGTGTAACCATATCGGTTCTCTCAAATGTTCCAAGTTGTGCCTGACCAGCAGTTTGAGCAGGAAGCACCTCATCACCCACTCGACATCCGTCGATGTTCAACCCACCAACACCGAACCGCAACACATTCTCCGCAACCGTCCCCACCAACGGCTTACGAGCCAACACAATCGGCTCATGCGCAGGCTTCAACGCCGTACCCCAACCCTCCCAATTTTCACATCCATCCTGTTTCCCAACATTGAGCGACTTTGGAAACCCTGAACCATAAACCCACATGATCTGGTCGCGTATCTGGAAGCCTGCATCCTCGATGGCGACGGCCATGCGATGGTAGGTGCGTGAGCCGGAGAAAGCAAGAAGATGGCCGCCTGGTTTCAACACCCGTAAACATTCCCGCCACACCGTCACATCGTAAGCAACACCAGACGCATCCCAACTCTTACCCATAAACCCCAGTTCATACGGCGGATCGGTCACAATACTGTCAATAGAACCATCAGAAAGTTCCTTCAAACGATCACGACAATCACCAACCAGTATCTGAAAATCACTCATAGATGCAACCCTCCCAAACACTCATCGTGTTACCATCGTAACCGTGTTGGTGGGTGTGCCGTCGAGCACCCCCTCCGCTCCGGTTTCTCCCCGCCCACCAACACACCAAAACAAAAAGCCCCCCACCCGAAGGCAGGGGGCCAGATGTTTAGCGGTCAGCGATTCTTCCCAGTACGGGCTTTCTTCAACGGGTAAGCCTTTTCTGCGTTGCTGTTCATGCGCTTCTTTGCAGAAGTCGTTCTGGTCGATGCAGATGGAGAACTGCCCTTCGAGTCCTTAGCCGCGAAGTATGCGCTCACAGAACTCGTGTAAGCTTTGTTCACCTTCTGCTTGCGATTTTTCGCATCGCTCCCATTGTTTGCCTTCTTCATAGCCATTGTTGGATCCTTGTCTAGACGTGGTTGGTATACCAAACAAAACCGTACCATACTTGCAAACAGCTTCACAGCGTGTATACTCACCGCACAACCAAACAAGCCCTTACCGCTGGGAAGCAGGCAAGGCACCCACGTGCGTACACCCCTTGCAAGGTGCGGGCAGCAAACAGGGAAACCTGGGTAGACCCCCATACATCGAGATGGGGGAGCAGCGAGAGAACGTAACTCAACAACTGGTGTCGGCTAAAACAAACTGGCTACGGCGACCATTCCACACCCTGTGGATAAACCGTGGGGGAAGCCACAAACACACTCACTCGAAGCATTAGCCAAAAAGAATGTGTACACACACGTACACAAAGTTATCCACAACCTGTGGACAAACCCCACCCCCTCCCTTCCAGAGCCGCTACACAAAACCACACGTAGAGAAAAACGCTTATATGTATCCATCACTGCGGGTGGCTCGGCAGATCCCCAGTCGCGTGTGTGGGCCGCGTGGGCGGATCCTCACTCTCCGTGGTCAGCCTGGGCGACCACTCACAGTGAACACCCAACCACCAGGCGAACGTACGTTCCGGTATCACAAAAACAGATAGAGGAAGGGACAAGGTATCTGTCTACGACTA